TAGAAAATAGTGCTAAACGTAATTATGAAGAAATTAAAAATGACCCTAAAATAAGAGAAGCTGCAATTAGATTTGCTAAGTCAAGAAGTAAATATGATGATAGTATTACTGGAGACGAAGCTATTGAAAACTTTGTATCTCATTTTAGGTCATTTAATGTTAATGAATTAACGGCAGGATTAGATTGGAATTATATATCTGCGGCTTCAGCAGATGCCATTACCGATAGTGATGCCAAACAGAGATTTGATGACTATACTTTATTGTATAATACTTTTCCTACTCTTCCAGATTTTTATGAAGAAGGTGGTGCTGATGGAGCATTTGGAGATTATTTTAGGGGTATTGTAACTGCACCTTCTACATTTGCGGGATTATTTTTACCGGGACTAGGTAAAGCAGGAGGGGTAGCTGCTACTCAAGCTGCTAAATTAGCCGTAAATAAAGCTATAACTAGTGGAGTAAAAAATGTTGGAATTAAACAAGGATTAAAAAATACTTTAAAGGGTGGAATTTTAACAAAATCTTATGCCGAATTAGCAAAGAGACCTATATTGGCTTCTTCTATTGTGGAAGCTAGTGGAGCTGCCTTACAAAACGTAGCTATGCAAAAGACAGAACAAGAAATTGGAGTTAGAGAAAAGGGCAGTAATGCTCTTGATATAAATTATTTAGAAGCAGGGGCTTATGGTGCTTTAGGGGCTGCTACAAATGCTGCATTAGCTGTTAGTACTGCTAAAGTATTTGGTGGTAAAGCAGTAGGTTTACTAGGTAAAAGTTCTAGAAGAACATCAGGAGATATGTTAGGGGAAGCTACCGATTCACTCTTAAAGAAAAATAAAAAAGCTGTGTTAGAAACTGAAAAGTTAATGAAAAAAAATGCAGTGTTATCAAATCGCATAATAAAAGATTTACGACCTTTAGATGTTAATTTGACTGAAGCAGGAGATGTTGTAGAAAAGGGATTAAGAAAAAAACTTTTTAATAAAACGGATGCAATACCAGATTTTGTCATAAGTTTAGATTCTAGTAGAAGTAAAAGAATCTTCGGTGCTATAATGGAAATTATGCATAAAGGTGCTACAGATGGTAGAAGAAGTACACAATCTAAACAACAGTTTATTTTAAAAAAAGGAGAACGTATAACAGAAGGTGTTGCTAGAATATTAAGAACTCAGTTTGACAATGATGCAGACAAAGTTAAATTTTTAACTACGATATATAAAAAATATAATTTATCGGGAGATGACTTTGCTAATTTTTTTATGGCAAACGTATCTAATGCAGCTAAAACACTACAGTCAGCCAGTTCAGTTGCTAAACTAGTAAAAAGTATTGATTCTGCAGGTGATGATATATTTGGTATGGGAAAAGAAGCTAAAGAAACACTGCTTAAAATGAAAAATCTAGGAGATGCTAGAGAGCTTTTAGATGTGGCAAAAACAGGAGAAACAAAACAAACATTTATTAGACAATTAGACCAAATGCGTTTATCGTTTATGACTTCTCAAGTAGCTACTACTTACAGAAATACTATTTCAGGTTACTCTCGTATTGGTTTTGATGCTGCAACTAAACTATTGGATAGAACTATAGCTACTATTTTAAGAGGAACAGACAAGCTTACAGGTTTTAAAGCATCTAGTGGAAAAGTGTCCTTACTAGATTATAAAGATTTACCTAATGATGATTCTTTTTCTGTTTTATTAGGTCTAGCCAATGGACATGAAACTGAAGCTATAGAAACTATGTTTAGATTAGGATTTGATAAACAAGCAACTACGTTATTCAGAGAACTAAGAGATATAGCCGATGCTTCAGGTAGTATGTCAGGTAAAGCCGGAGTTATGCGTAACATAAGCAGAGACATTAATGCATTAAATACTATATCTGATAATTATTTTAAACGAATAGCATTTTCTGGCTCTTTAAAAAGACAATTAAATGAAATGTATGTAGCTAAAAGAGATGCTAATAAGCTGCTATCTAAAAAAGATAAAAACTATGTAGAACCAAACTTATTGCGAGAAAAGTATAACATAGTGGACATAGTAAAAAGAGGTAAATTTACTGAAACTTTTCAATCAAAGGAGGGTAAAAATGCTTTAGGTAAAGCTATAGAAGATGCTTTATATTTTACTTATCAAAAAACTCCTGATGGAAATACTGCAAAGTTAATGATTAACTTAATGCACAAAGCTCCATTTTTGACTACTTCTTTTATGCCTTTTCCTAGATTTGTTGCTAACGCTTTAAGATTTACTTACGAATATTCTCCTTTATATATTTTTCAAGGAGCAGCTAGGTCTTTTGCTAAAGATGCAAATAATTATGAAGAAGTTGCTAAAAGTTTAGTTGGGCTAGGAGCTTTTGCAGGAGCAATAGCTTATAGAGAAAACTATGGTGGAGATAATTGGTGGGAAGGTAAAACACCTTCTGGAAGAACATTTGATTTAAGACCGTTTTTTCCTGCAGCTCCATATTTGTATTTTGCAGATTTGTATTTACGTATGAAAAATGAAGACCCCGTATTAAAAAATAGAGGAAAAGATTTTATAAAAGAATCTGCCCAAGCTCTTACAGGAACTCAGATGAGAGCAGGTATGGGTTTATGGGCATTTGATAATGCTATGGAAGATTTTTCCAAGGGTAGTTTTGAAGGACTGTTAAAACTAGGAGGAAAAGGTGTTGGTAATATTGTTAATACATTTACAATACCACTTACTTTTCCACAAGATGTATATAATACTTTTTTAGCTCCTGACGAAGCTAGAATAGTATACAATAGTAAATCTAGTGATTTACTTTCACATATAGTAAATAGGTCTATAGCTAGAATTCCTGGAAATAAAAATTTAGAAAGATTACTTTCTGAAAAAATAGGCACTAAAGTACCTGAACCATTAGAGTCTGCATTTGTAGCTAATAACTTACGTAGAGAAATACCTATAACTAGACAAACATTTGGTTTATTATTACAGTCTGAAAAATCTTTTATTGAAAAAGAAATTATACGATTAAAAATGAATCCTAATGTTTTAAAATCTAGAACCGGTATACCTGAAGCAGACCAATTATATAATCAGTTTAGAGGAGAATATGCTAGTCAATACCTTTCTCCAGTACTAGAAAAAGACGAGTATTACTTAAGAGCCAAAAAAGAAAATAATGTGCCAGAACAACGAAGAAGGTTATTAGAAATAAAACAAAGGCATATGGATTATGTTAATGAATTAGTTATTAAATATGCAAGAAAGAAAATTAAAGATAAAAGTGACCCTAGAGTTATTGAGGGTATTGATACATTACCTCTAACTAAAAGTGTTGAACGATATGGTTTTAATCCGATTGAACAAGATAACTTTGAAAAATTTAACCAGTCGGTTAGAGAAGAAGCCACAGAAATGTACAAAAAGAATCATGGTAAGCCAAGCAGAGGTAGCCCATATAATTATAGAGCATTGATATACTATGCTACAAAAATAAAAGAAAGAAATAAATTAAGGGAACAAAAATCTATTTTTGAATCTCAAGGTGCAGTAGGCTACGAAAATATAAACTAACGATTATCCCCTGAGCCACCAAGTACTCCTCGTGCTTTTCTAGAATGCAACTTCTCAATATTATTTTCCATAATCTTACCTAGATTTAAACCTAACTCAGAAGCAAGTACAGCACAGTACCATAGTACGTCGCCTATCTCAGCTCCTAAATCTTGTTTATTTAATTTACTTTTATCTCGTATAATTTTTTTCATTTTACCTGCCACTTCCCCAGACTCAGAAGATAACCCTAGAGCTAAATACTCTAGGGCTTTTTCTTTTGGGAATATAGCAGTTTTCTTAGCGTTGTCTTGATATTCAGTAGCTGTTATATTACTCATATTTTTTTCTCTAAGAAACTTTTTGGCTTCTTCCTCTATATTCATACTGTTTAACTTTCTTTAGATTTCTAGCAAAGGCATCGTTAAATCCTCTAGCCCATTCTCTATGCTGCATAGAGTTAGGATGAAAAGGACTTGTTACTTTACCCCTTCTAAAACTATCGTACCCCTTTTGGTATTGAATTCTAAGGGGTGCGTCATATTTGCTTAAACCATATCTTTGTCTACGATTTTGCATCTTTCTTTGTGTCCTCTGTTGTTTCAGTTTGTTGAGGTTTTGTAAAGTATTTCATAAGCATTTCTAGCTTATCATTATAGTCGGCTATTTTACCAAGTTCAACTTCAATAGATTCTTGAATATCTTGATGTCTATCATCAACACCACTAATACCCACAGGATTATTTAATAGTATTTCAACATTAGATATATGTCTATTTATTAGTCCAACGTAATAAGTTCTAGCTGCTCCAATTAATAATTCTCTCATTCTATTCTCCTTTGTTTTGTTTAAATGCTTTTATCACATCTGATGAAAAGAGTTTCTGTAAATTTAATAAATACATACGTGATGCCATATTATCTCCACCGGAAACACTCTTCTTATAATCAAGATTTTTTATAATCTTTCTTAAACTCTCTGTATTAAAAACTATAGTAGCAAATGTTTCATCTCCTATACAAAGATTATGAAACCAATAGTCTGACTCTGTAGCATTAATGCCACTAGGTTTTCCATAACATTGATATTCAATTGCTATGTTACCAGTTTTTTGCCAAACATCTCTTTCACTTTTAACTTCAATCTTTTTATCTTGAAGCATATCTGCAACTAATTGCTCTCTTACTTTACCATATTCTAAATCAATGTCAAACTTTTTTCTATTTTCTTTACTTGGTGCTAAATTTTGCATAAAATGCTCCTAAATTAGTTAATATTAAAAAAACGTCTTGTTTTAAAGCCCCTCAGAGGGGTGAAACAATACCTCCGTGTGTGATTGTACCCTTATTATGCTGCCTCTATGTCTACGACCTCGCAAACGCCAGCAGTGCATGCTAGCTCTTTTGACCCTGTAGTTGTATCCTCTTTTTCATAATTTGTCAAGTTATTCCAATTAATTTCAGGAATTTTATTTAAAACACTGGTATAAACCTTTTTACCTACCTCTTGATAGGGTGCTTGTGCATAAGTGTGGTCACTATGTGGTAAAAAACTTATGCCTGATATTTCATCAAAGTTTTTATATACCCATGCTCCTACATCCATCCACTCATCTTCCTTGACAGTTATCGTTACAGATGGTTTATGTTCACACCAATACTTTTGATATACCTGCCATAATTGTAATTGTTCTAAAGCCGACATATCATTTCTAGTAATAGCACCTTCAGGTGACTTCATAGGAAAACTAAATACAGTTGTGCTATCAGGCTTCATAACATCAGGCTCATTAGGTATGCCACTATCAATCATAAACTGTGTAAGAGGGTCTTTGTTGTCACCACGTACAGTACGAATATAATACTTGCTATGTCGAGCATGTATACCACTCGCACTATCAACGAGTTGAGAAACAGTTCCACTAGGCTTAACACATGTAATCGCAGTAGACTGTGGTATATTAAGCTGTTCTGCAAATATTCTGTTAGTTTCAATTGCTGTCTCCTTTAATTGTGTTAGTAAACTAGGCAAGGACTCACTTTTAAAATTAAGTAATTTATTATCCATTATACCTGTAATAGATACACCTAATAATCTTTCTTCTTCTGTATTATCTTTCCATACCTTACGTAGATATTTAAAGTCTGTAAGCGTAGACTGAAACGTACCAAGTATAGTAGCCATTGTTACTTTTTTTGTTAGGCTTTCTATTGTATCGTCTTGTCTAACTACAACTTCAGATAAGTTACAGAATTGGTAAGGACGTAATATTATTTCACTACAAGGATTACAACCAAATTCATAATTGGTTTTTCTTCTTCCATTTCTCATAGCTTGTTCTTTTGCAGATTTACGATTAAAGATACCACGTTCACCTGACTTACTTTCTACTAGGGATAACCATTCACGCATGAATGTTTCCATTTGTACTTTACCTTTATAGGCAACGCTGTTATTAGCTAGCGCACGTTGCCCTTCAGTTTCCCACCACTGTCCAGACTTAGCATGACGCATTTGGTCATCACCAAGATTGGAAAGACTGATAAGTGCGCTACGTCGTACCCCTCCGACTACAACAACTTCACCAATCTTACACATTATATCGTGACATTCAATAGGATACAATCTTCTTCCTGATGCATTCTTAAATATCGCAATACAAAACTCAAATAATTCTACTAAAGGTGCAGGTCCTGATGCTCTGCCACCAAATGTTTTTAATCTAGCACCGGCAGGTCTTACATCAGATATGTCCCATTTAGGTATTTGTCCTGCATAGAGCATAGCTAATAGTTCACGTAATGCTTTTGCCCAACCTTGTCTAGAATCACCTACCTTAACAATTGTTTCGCTTTCTTCAAAGTGTTCATTAATTATAGGTAGCTTATCAACATTCTCTCTTTCAACAGAAAAACCTACACCTGTACCACACATAAGTATATACATAGTCTCATCAAAAGAACGTGGACTATCTACTGGAAGATAAGAGCAGTTATAACCTGCTACATGGCATCTGTCCAAAGCATTGCCTGATGTCATCAAAGCTCTCATACTAGGCATTACTTTTAAATCTGTAATATACTCCAATAAATCTTGTCGCACCTCATATGATAAAGAAAAGTTGTGTTCCTTTTCTAAATGGTTTTCCATAAAGTCTAAGTATCTATTTACAGTTTCAGACCATACTTCTCTTCTTCCTTCTTCGGGAAGCCATCTAGCATACCTAGATAGTGCTATAAAGTTTTGATAATCGGTGGGTAATTCTGTTATATTATTCATTCGTTAGTTCTCCGTTATTATTCTTACATTAGTAACTTTCATACCTTCAATGTCGTGAAAGAATTCTTTTAGGGCATCTTGTATTTCTTCATCTACTTGACCATCTACAGGTACAGGATATTCATCCTCGTCTATGGTTATAGTCATTAGTACCTTAGCTTTTATTGCCATCTTTAACCTCTAGTAATTTATTAAGATACCATTGGGCTTTTTTTAAATCTTCAATACCATTCTTATAATTGTATCTCCACAGATACTTAAGAATATTTCCTTGTAGATAAAATTCAAATCCATCTGCAGTAGCTGCCTGTATAGCATCAATGCATTCAATACCATATTGATTATAATGGGGTGGGCTGTTTACTGAATCGGACTTTGGTTTGTCCCAAAAGAAATCTTTTTCTCCTACAAACTTTGTAAATAAACCATCTGTCATAACTTCCTCTGCTCCTTTTTTCATTTGCTCACTTAAAAATTCATCGTGAGTTTGTTGTTCTGTTTTATTTTTCTTTTTCTTATGCTTTTCTACAGCTTTTATATAACTCATTATGCACTCCCATTTGTTTTTGAATATTTTCCTAGTTTAATTAAGTTACCAGTTTTTTCAACTACTTTAAGTACTTCCTTTTCTTTTTTCTCTTCTTGGATATACTTTTCAAGTTCAGGTATTATTTCAGGATTATCGTTCATATAAGGAACTATAGCTGATATTAGCTGACACATATAAAACATTTGATTGTATCCATCATCATCTATAGGATTTTTATTAGAGGTAACAATATTAACTTGCATATTACCTAACCAATTATCATGTTTATCCATATACGGAATTAACTGTATATAGAAATCTTCATTGTTTACTACCATGGACTATCTCCTTATTTTAGTTTGTTGAAACTTTATAAACTTAGAATGTTTATTTATACCTTTTTCTTTTAACCAGTCTTCAGGAATAATTCTGTCAAAATATCTGAATCCATATTTAATACACCAATCAGAGTATGAAGACTTTGCTCCTTTTCGTAATTTAGATTTACTATTTGTAAACACAAATCTAATATCTAATTGTGGATGTTGCTTTTTAATACATAAATGTTTACGTCTATCTGCAACTAAAAATCTACCTTTTGTCTCAATTATAATACCATTAGAAAGTATAAAATCAGGGGTATAAGTGCGATATGAAAGGTCTTCCCACTCAATCTTTACTTTTTCATATAGGAAATTTATTTTGTGTGTCTTCAGATAAGTAGCAACTTTATCTTCCAAACCACTCTTATACCCATGTTTACGTGCTAATTGGGTAGCACTATAAGCTGCCATCAGTTAAATTCTAAACCTATAGTAGGAAGGCTCATCATAACCTAGTGCCTTTAACTCATCTCTAACAAGTCTTTCTGCATCTTTACGAGCTTCCATAGCATGTCTTAAACCCTCGGTTCGTTTATCACGATACTCCTTTTTAAGTTCTAAGAGTTCTTTTTCTTTCTCTTTAATTAATTCAGCCATATCATCTATGCTATCTTTCATAATACATTCTCCTTTGAAAGGTTCAAATAGGGTACAATTTTAGGTTCTTTAGCTTTAGATACTTTAGAAGGTTTTTCTTCTAGAGAAGTCCAACAAGAAAATCTAAAGTCACAAAAACCACAAGTTTTCCCTAAGATTTTGTTGCCTGTAGGCTTACCATAAAACAACTCATCTTCAAAATTAAAACATCTTTTAAACTCATTTTTATTTACTGTTTTAACTGTATCTTTTATATAGTCTATTTCTTTATCAATGTCAATACCTTCAGCAGAAATATATTTAAATTTTCCATTAGCTTTATTTACAACCCACCAACCACCAGCTTTTTTATTGCTGGCTTTTGCATAACCTGCAAGTTGTCCTACATAACCAAAGTCATCTCCTTCTTTTAACTTATCAAAAGACTCAAACTTATATTTATATGACCAATCAGAAGCTGATTTAACATCATCAACTGCTCCATCTAAAACTAAATCATATGTACCTTTAATAGCTGTATCGCCAACGTCAAGAGATACAGTGTCTGAATTATCATACTTTACTCCTGCTTCAGTTAACAATCCTTTAAATACAGCTTCTACTATGTCTCCAAGTATCATGTTCATTAAAAAATTATTAGGGCGAGGTAAAGCTTTCTCAGGTTTATTTTTTTCAAACCAAAGTTGGCAAGTAGGTTTACCTATGTTAGACATACGTAACCTAAACTCACCACGCTTTCCCCCACCAAATTGTCGCTTAACTGCATTAGCTACATCCGTAGCTATTTGATTTACAGTTTTAGTTGACACTACAGAAGTGCCTTTTAGTGCTTTGTTCATATAGGAGTGTAGCGACAATTCAGCAGGGTGTTGCATTATGCTACCTCAGTATTGTCAATATCAACGAAAGACTCAACAACCTTCATATCATTATTTGATATTGGTGGTTCATCTCCTGACTTTTCTAGCCATTGATTATTGATATACTCATTGTAGTTTTTAATGTATTCCATAAAATCTTTGAATACATCTTGGTCTGCATCAACAATTTCAACAGAATTTTTAAAGTCAACTTTTGCTACTGGTGTATAATAACTAGTACCATTAGGTAACTCATTCTTTTCTGTTTCTAGGTCAATGAAATGTTGTATAGGCAACCTTTGCTTTTTATCTATTTGGGATAATATTTCTCCCATATGAGCAACAGCATTACGATTGTCAATTTCCCATATAACAGGTTGTAGTGGTACTTTAGTAGGATTACCACTAGCATCTACAGGATTAATTAATTCTGCATACCCAAACAATATTCTAACTTTCTTTATTTGTCTAAGTAAGTCCTGCGTATTCTGTGGTAGAGCTTTAAAGTCTTTAATCCAACCTGAAGGCTTACCACAATTAAATCCACCTGTATTGTCTTTTAAATCAATACTTAGGTTGTCTGCCATAAGTGTTCTATGGAAGCTACCCTTTGGCTCATTAGGCTTAGGATTTTTACTAGCCACAAATCTTCGCCACATAAACCTTTGTGCGAATACTCGTATCTTTGCACTCTTAGCAAATGCAAAGGTAGATTCACCACCCTCATCTTTAGATGGTGTTTCAAGACGATAAGACCCACCTTCTACTACTTCTACGTTAGCAGTCTTACCATTTACTTTAGCTTGACCCATTATAGGTTGATGCCATATTCTAAAGCGAGGTAGAGTAACTGTCTTACCTCCACTCTTTTTTGCTTCTCCAGCAAAGCCCATAGCTTTGGACATAGCTGAATAATTATCAGTGTCTATAGTCATTATTTCATTCATATATAAACTTCTCCTCTGTTAAGTTTTTTTGTTATATCATAAAACATCAACTGTGTCAAGCCAATTATTACCTATTTTTGCTTCTAGTGCTAATGGAACATTAAATGTTATATTCCACTTGCTTTCTATTATATCATTTAATGTTTTATTTGTAGTATCAATAGTATAAATAACTTGATTCTCCTCATCGGGGTGAACATCAATTACTATACTATCGTGTACTGTGTTGACTATACAAGACTTCATGTTAGTCAACTTCTTTTCTATATAAAGTAATGCTACAGGTACTATATCTGCAGTAGCAAAACTTTGTACAGGGTAATTCTTTATCTGTGTGAAGTGTGAAACAGTACCATTTCTTCTTCTTTCTATGTCAGGAAATTCAAATTGTCTACCTGAAGGTGTGGTAATTCTACCACAGTTTAAAGCCTCCTTAGCCAATCTGGAATGCCAAATTGCGACCCCTTTGTACTTTTCCGTGAACTGTTCATAATACGCTGCTTCAGCAGCTGTCCTCCCAAACCCTGTAGCTCCGTAGAGTGGGGCGAACGTATGCGCTTTTCCTTCCTGACGAGTGGTAGCCTGCCCATTATCCGAAATAACTTTTGCGGTATACGCATGAACATCGAAACCATTTTCTATCTCCTCTATAGCTGTTGTATCTTGTGACAAATAAGCTGCAGCTCTAAACTCTAATTGAGCAAAATCAGCTTCTAATATTTTACCATTTTCCCATTGAGATTTAAATACTCTTTTTACAGGAAATGTACCCCCTCTAGGCATATTTTGCATATTGGGGTCTGCTCCACTCAGTCGCCCTGTAGATGTTCTATGCTGTAATAATCTAACATGTAACTTTCCATCAGGCTTCTGATGTGTTCTTATACCCTCAACAAATGAGGATAGATATGTATCTACTGCACTAAGTCTACGTACTTTAGATAAGAATTCTTCTGCTAGTTTCATACCCTTTTCTCTAGCAGCTTTTTCTAATACTTCTAGATTAGATTTAGATGTACTAAAACCATTAGCACTTACCCACTTTGCATTGGGAGCATTAAATTTTAATCCTGCTTGTTTATTTGTATCAATAAAATGATACCCTGCTTTGTTACAAGAATGACATACAGAAGGTTTAGCAAAAGGATTTCCATCTTTTTTAGTTCTTGTATAATATCCTTTACCCTTACAATTATTACACTGTTCTGCTTTAGTTTTATATACTACAAAACTATTTGTTCTTACTTCTTTTCTGTAATCCTCAGACTTCATATATTGACTAAAGTTATTTGCCCACATAGATTTATCTATAGGCTTTCTACTATAGATAACAGTAGATAGTTGCTCAGGACTATTTAAATTAATAGGTGTATCGCCCATCAAAGTTGTAACCATTGTACCCAATGCTTTTTGTATTTCTGTTCTTTCTTCTTCAAACTCTTTTTTAACTGCATCTAAAGCATCTACGTTAATAGAAAAACCACGTTGATATATCTTGGCTATGACTGGACACAACTCATTCGTTAAGTCTATAGTATCTCTTAACACTTGGTCTTCTGCACTTTGAAGTCTAGATTCTAGCTTATCATAGAGTTGTTTTGTAGCGAACAAATCACAAGATAAATATTCAGACAACTCATCAAAAGGTATATCTCTTGTTGTATAACCCTTCTTGAAATATTCTTTCAAAGTATCTTGTTTCTTTGTATCCAACTCATATCTTTCAGCACAGGCTTCTAAGGATAGAGGTTGTTTAATACCTCTTTGTAGTACGTACTCCCCTAGCATTGTGTCAAATACTTTACCTGTATAAGTAAAGCCAGACTCCCACAGCCACACTAAATCATATGCGATATTGTGTCCTATAAGAAGAGTTGTATTATCTAATGTATACTGTACCATTTTAGTACCATTTAATGTATTAGACTTTTCAGAATGGTCAAATACAACTTGTGTTTCTTTACCTACCTCATCTAACATTCCAACCATTACTAACGTATTAGTAGGCTCAAATGGGTCTAAGTGCATTTTACCATCACGATTAGTAACAGTATTTTCTACATCAAGTACTAGCTTCATTTTTTACTCCTCATATCTTCCTACTTCATAGTTGAGTTCGCACGATACAATACCATGCCAACCAGTTAATTTATTCTTTACCACATTTAAGTGTCTTTGTAAATCCTCGTCGTCTGTTTCTCCTTTCATTGGGTTCTTTGATATAAGTAACATTAAGTCTGCTTCAGCTGCTTTACCTGTACGGCTACCCTCCATCATACTTTGATTAAGTATAATCTTACCTTCGGCTTCTGCTGATAACTGTGACATATAAAACACAGCACAAGAATATTCTTTAGCTATTTGTCTAGCATGAATTGCATTAGCTTTAAGAGCTTCATCTGCCCTAGCAAAGCCACCCATCTTAGCAAACTTATCACCCATATCTAATACTAATATATCAGGACGAAATGTTTTACAAACACTTTCTACCCAAGACATGTCTCGTGACGTAGCATCTTTGATTTTAATATTGTCACTTACTGGGCTATACAAATCTCTAGCCTTTATCATATTATTCTTAACTTGATGGACAGTCATACCTGATGCTGTAGTTAGATATCTAGCACCAACTCTATGTGCTGCTTCTTCATTACAAAGTATAACACATTTAGCGCCTTGCCTAGCAAAGCCACCTACACCTGCAATCATACTAGCATGAAAAGATGTCTTACCTGTATTAGGTCTAGCACCTATTTCAATTAAGTGTCCGGCATTAACTCCCTCAACTTTTCTACCTAAGATTGGGATATTAAACTTCCACCTAGCTTCCATGTCGTTTTTAGCTAAGAGTGTTTCTATAGATATATCTTCCCATTCTATATTTAGATTAGGGGTAAAATCATCTCCATACTGCTCTAGTATATTACGTAAAGGTTCAAGACTATTCTTAGTCCCATTAACATAATCAAATCCAATATTGGCTATGTCTTCACCTATAACCTGTTGGAATAGCTTAGATAACACTTCTTGTGCTATATCGCTACCCATAGTTTCTTCTTTCTTTATCTGTTTAAATAAACCTGCATAACCATTCTTCTGAGCTGTGGTTAATGTAGGATTACTAGACATAAACAAAGCTTCAACTTCATCAGGTGTTATACTTCGTTCGTATTTAAGTATGGCTATATCTATAGTCTCTTTTATTTTACGAACATCTTTGCTAAAAAGTCTATCAGGGCATTTAGCTCCACGATGGTCATCATAGAAGGCTTTGTCCATTAAACTCCGTATTAATCCTAATTCCATGCTAACTCCTTTAAATTGTTTATATCGGTTTCTTTTTCATACTTTAAGTCATCTATTATACTTAATAATTTTACATTGTCAACCCATCCACGTAATTCTTTAGCCATAAGAACTGCCTTTGGCAAAGCATCAGGGTCAAGAGCAATAATAACTTTTTTAAATACACTTAGATATTGCTTGTGTTCTTCTAATAAACTTGTACCTAGCAAGGCTACGGCAGGCACATTATGTTTTGCACAAGTAACAGCACTTATGCAATCTTCTACAACAACACACACATCAGACGCTTTTCGTGGGTCATTGATGATAGTACCATCGTCTTCAAATGCCACAAAATAAGGCACTTTACTTTTTCCATATCTTTTCCATTTAGGAATCCTATATTTATTAATAGATTTACCTACAGCATCTACTAGCACACCTGACATATCGTGTATTAGATACACTACCCTATCGTCTTTTACATCATGCATAGTAAGTTTATCATTTCGTTTTGTTATGTACTCGGGTAATTCAAACTGTTCTTTTTTATTCGTAGCACCATTACGAGAGTCAACTATCTTACGCATATCTTCCATAGACATATGCATTCTAGCCTTACCTCTAGCACTACAAGATGCTTTATAACAGTTCCATAAACGTGTCCCCATACTATTTGTAACAGTAAATGTCTTTACACCATCACAAACAGGGCAATTCAATCGTTTAGTCTCATCTATAGACACATCTAAATCACGAACGTATTCGTATAAATTCAATGTTTTGTTCCTTTAAATGGAAGTGACGATACTTCGTACTCACCATTTATACTAATAGAAAAACTAGCTATGTCTCCATGCGTATCGGCAAGATAATCTGCCACTATCTCTAGTATAGCTTGTCTGTCTAAGTCTTCTAAATCTTTTATATCTATTTCATAATACATTATATTCTCCTTATACTATATATATAACCCTCGGACAGATGAATGTCTTATACACGATAAATCATCGTCTGTCAAGTCAAAATCTTTATCCACGATGTACTTTTCATCTAAATCTTCCTCATTAAAGGAATTTAAGAAGTCCTCATAGCTATCTACTAATTGTTTTTTCACCACTTTTTCTCTTCTATCCATGCACATTCTCCTTTCTAAGTTTTAAAGCACTGTTTGCACTAGCAAATGTATTCTTTAAGTATGGTTTAACACTTTGTGGATTAACATGCCCTGTTACTGACATTATTTGTCCCATACTTACCCCTGCATCTACCATTTCTATTGTACCTGTACGTCTTAGGTCAGATAATCTTAATTCTGTAGGCAATCCTGCCTTATCCATGATATTGCGAGCATGTTTAGGTAGCATAAACACACTATAGGGGCTGTATATGCCCTTTCTAGGGACTGGATTAGGTGCTACCCAATCTTGAAAGCCAAAGTCAGACTCTTGTTGCTCTAGCATCTCACATAAAGCATCTTCAATAGGTAAAAATACCTCTGCCCTACGTTTAGATTGTTCTATATTAACTCTTTTATTAGGTAAATCAATACTCTCCCAATTTAACATACGCATATCGCCTATTCTTTGACACCATTCATATGCCATATGTGCTATCAATCCTATATTTCTAGTCTTGAAATCAGAATAACAAGTGTCAAGAAATTGACACAAGTTATCCTTAGTCCATACCACCCTTCTAGATTCAGTGGTATATTTTCTAACATTACTAAATGGATTGACTTCACAATAATCAAAATTCATCGCATGAGAGTACACAACTCGTGAACATGACATCACATGGTTTGCCATATAAATGCCACGTTTAGACCACATTTCATATGCTTCCCTAGCTACACCAGTAGTAATATTTTTAAACTTCCATAATTTTAATGGCTTATCTTGTACTACTGTTTCTAACATCACACCCATAAAGTATTTATATTGTGCTTTAGTTTCATCTCGTAACTTATTGAAATCATACGATAAATAATAGTTTTCCACTAGTCCATTTAGTGATTTATTTTTTAACATTATGCTGCCACTAACTGATTAAACTGAGGGCTTGCAATCCACTTAGCAACTTCCTGCTCACGAAGCCACATTGTTTGGGCTTGTGTATCATTACCAGTGTTTCGCATTCTAAATCCATTCCTCTCATCTGCATAACTAGCATAGTTAGTGAAAGCACTATACAAAGCAAACACAGTTTTACCTCGTTTAGATACCTCTTGGTTGTACAAAGTATACATCTTGTCAGATTTACTTTCCGAACCCATCAAAGAATCTAACATGGATTTAATATCAAATGTACCAATAGGACTGAATGCCCACTGTTGAAACATATCCATTTGAGTATCGAAGTCTCGCCTAGAGTTCTTTAATTCGTCTATAAATCTATCCATACTGAAGTTAGAACTGTTCTTTCTACGAACTTTATCATAATCTCCTGTAATCATACCATTTGTACAGAATGTATCTATTGCACCATAGTAGACCTGATTAGAACACGAGCCATCTATCGCATGAAGGGCTATAAATCGTTGATTTACTTTAGTTTCATGCTTATCTGATATGATTGTACGTTTTACATTGGGTAGGGTAATATCCATCATCCCCCAAGAGTTATTCCTAGCACTTCTCCACACTACTTTGGCATCATCAAGCTGACTGTCCTGTAAGTTCTCCGTCATGGCATCTTCTACACCCTGAAAGAATAACCTATGGTCTGCACAACTAAAATTATGACCAACAACACCCAAGTATTCACCTGTAACGTCATTGATAACATATTTTTTATCCTGCACCTTAGTTGGCTCAAATTGCACACCAAAATCTAGTTTGGTAGGCATATTTAGTAGTAAGTTATTGTCGTCTATAAAATCAAGTGGCATATTTATCTCCTTTTTTCACTTGGTGGTAACTGATACTTGTTTGTATCAGAATCTTTGTCCAGTAATTTCTTTAGCTTCTTTAGTTTAGCACGTTCCACAGCTATCCTAAACTTTAATCGTCTGGACATATGTTCTCTTGTATTATCTGTTAACCTAGTCATCCATATTTATCCAATGTGGTTTATTAGTATAGTTATACCTCGCAAATTTAACCTTGTCAACATTATAAAATGCACGATAGGCTTTGATAGGATAAAACTCATTTGTTTTAAGTTCATCATACCCACTAAAACATTGTGGCATTTTAGTTTTACTACCACCCTTAGGTAAGTATTGATAACCATTCTCTATAGCAGTCCTATGTTTACCTGCACCATGTATTTTATTGTACCTAAACGTATACTCTTCAAGCATATGAACATATAATCTATAAGCAAACATAAAGTTACTACAGTTTTCCATAGCCCATAACGTACAGGGGTGTTTCCGATGCACAGGTTTATATAAGTCATGCTTTTCTGCATACTCAGGTGCATAATGCCATAGTGTAGTACATAACATCTGTGCTTCTTCTAGTGGCATCTTGACTACGTGTTGGTCGCACAGAGATTGTGCAATCTTTTGTGGTGACTCTTCTATAATAAATCTATTCATCATCACTCTCCTTCCAATAAAGTTTATTTTTATACACACCCAACAAAATAACCCCTAACTCTTTTTGCGTTTGGGTAAGTTTAGGAAAATGCATTTTTTCTTTATACACATGAGGTGTTTTTATGTCAACAAGAGATACTTTATTATTTTTTATAATAACAATATCAACAGGACCTGTACAACACAGATTTCTAAAAACTTCATACCCCTCTTTTAACAAAAGATTACAAGCAGCTATCTCCGTTATATCACCTGTTCTCTTTTCAGAAAATTTAGTCATAATTATTTAATCTCCTTTGTTCAGTTCGAATTGCGTGACAGTTAGCACATACTACATCACACTTTCTCATTTCTTTTTTAATATTTTCTATAGAATGTCCATCCATTCTACAAATATTTATTACCTTGTCCTCATCTTCTCTGTGGTCAAACTGTAAAGCAACGTGACTAATTTCTCCTTCCCAATTACATTTATCTGTAAGTGTACCTTGACACCCTACTAATTTTTTTACTCTTCTTCTAAAGGTTTTGTTACGTTCATACCTACGTTTCTTACAGGCTTGGTTCATTGCATTGTCAGCATAAGGCATAATTATTTAATCTTTCCTTGTAAAGCAAGCAACAATATATCTTCTAATATTTCATTCCACTCACTCTTAAATTCTTCAGTGTGTTTTTTATGCTTTATCTCACCCAATTTCTCGGCATGTTTTTGTAGCATATGTAAAGTAAATGTGTATTTAGTCATATTTAATATCCCATCTATAGAAGATATGGTCTTCTATTCTAGTTATATAAGTTTTACTACTCGCCCATGAAGGTGTGACATAGTGAGCATGGTAGTGTGTAGCACCCTCTACAAAGTCATCTAGGTTACCATAATAGACACCATGTGCTACTGTGATTGCTTGTTCCCATGCAAACTCTTGCTTAGGTTTATCACTCTTGCCATCACAGTACCAACTAAATTGACAGCGATTACGTACTGGATAGTCAGGTTTCCACGAGTACGTTGGACCTTGCTTAACTACCTCACATACTGTGTTAGGGTATCGGTCATCACGTACTCTATTCATAGTTACTTGTGCCACGGCTATCTGTCCAATTAAAGGTTGGTTCTTAGCTTCGTGATATATATTTAAAGCTAGGCATACTAATGCTTCAGCTATCATTTACTTCTCCTATTGTTAATTGTTACCAAGGTATTTGGTCATCATCCTCACCATACATATAGTACCTATCTTCTATGGCTTGGGCAATCTGCTCATCAGATAGTTGATGAAATGATTTCCTTAGAAGACCTGCCGCCATCTCAGGAAAGTCAAGTATCTTTTCCACCAATACATCTTCATACTGTGGGTATACACTATATTGCTGTGAAACCTTTTGATTTCTCCAACTTGTACCATACCATTTGTAATCTCTTACCGATGGGTCACGTTTAGAAACCAACTTACTAAACTCATTGCCGTGCCTACACAATAATTCGCATAAGGCTAGAGCGTGGGATATATCTTGATATTCTTTAGATGTATGTTGATTGAAATAACCTACCGATATATTGGTACACTCCGATATCTGTTCTGCATAGTTTAGGGTATCGGTAAACGAACCATTGCTATCTAGACGATAGCCACCTACACTACTCAGTAATTCTATAAGGTCATTACCAAATGCATCGGAACAAGTTCTTTCACCTCCTTGATGGGTAATAACACTATCGTATCCATACCTATCAAAGGCTATGGCTTTGTCTATACCCTCCAATAATTCAGGTGTATCAGAACTGATATAGTTAGAACCTATACCACCACACTCTTCACCTCTATGGAATATGTATAAGCCACGTATACCTGCCCTAATCATCTGCATCATAAGCCACACTCCAGTACCACAATCAGCACCCAAGCATTCTTTATCTGTCTTGAATATCCTTGTGGGATTAGTCCCACTATCTACAGTAATAGTTTGTGTTTCTTTTGAATTGAATCCATGCACAGTATCCGTATGGCACGACCACATTACAGTAGGATTCTTGCCTATTCGTTTGTATAGGTTACCTGCTTTATCCTCAGTTACACCTAGTGGTTTGATAAAAGTATCAATCATTGTAGATTCGCCAACACCATCTGCCGGTCGGCAAAACTTAAGTATTTCGTAAAGTTCTTTCACTTTACTTTGTTTATTCTTCATTATTATCTTGCTCCTTTTCTAGTTTAATTTCTTCTTCATGCTCGCTGTGACAATCCTCACATCGGTATTGGTCATCGTGTTCAGAGTGTGTAGCTTCATTATAGTATTCCTCACAAGACTCACAGAAGTGACTATCCTCTGCACAACAAGAACATACACCCCTCTCATCTCTAAAACGTTCAGTACGTCTTATGTAAGTATTTGTCTTGGGGTCTAGCTCATCAGTCGTTATAGTCCTAGTTACAAAGTGATGCACAGTTCGCCATTCATCGTTGTGGCTATGTTCACCGCAATTATCACAACAAAAGAAGTTATCATCATAACAACATTCGCATATATCCCCTGTACCATCTACATATATAGGGTCAGTGCCATCACTCTGGTTATCCTCGCACCACGCACACCACCAACCATTCTCATCATTGAGACCGTGCGTAAACTGTGCGTAGTAGTCAGGACTACGAGACATAGTAAAGTATTTTCTACATTCAGAATACTTTACACCATAGTCATTATCCATATAGGGCATAACATAGAAGTCAGGATTGTTTGCACAAGTTATCTTGTTAATCTTAGCACCCTCAAAGTCACTACCTCTATCAGGTTTATACCCACTCTTTTCTAGTATAGCCCCAAGTCTAGCCGAATCACCATAGATGGTACTGAACACTTTTTTCTCTAGGTGTATTAAAGCTCTACCTTTAGGTTTAGCTATACCTCCAACATAGGCAACACCCAAATCTCCAGCACCATACACACTTGTAGGGTGTTCAGAACTAGAGAAATTACTTACAGAATGCGACATACAAGAACTCGGACCATTGAGATATACCGATACAATATCGTTTGTAGTCTTGGCTATCTCTAATGCACCTGTGTCAAACTCAGAATTATGAGCTTCAACAACTTGCCGTATTCTATCCTCAGTCAATCCTTTAGTAAACCGATTGAGATACCTACCTACCTTGATAGGTGTTTGTCTGTCAGCTTCACCCTTAGTAGCATTCTCTGTATAAGCCAACATAGCAGGATTATTTGTAGAAACGTGTACAAAATGATACTTAGTATCGTCTATAAGCATAGCATCTTGTACGTCTTTCCAAATATCAGAGTCTTTTACCCATATTGGATGTTGGTATTTACCATCGTGGAACTTATGGGACTCTCTACTTCTCCACTGATTGTCACAACTACCACACATATTAACCTCCTTTGCTTAAGTTGTTTGTCCATAGTTTAAGGCTCTCTCTTGCCTAATTAGTTTAGACCTACGTAAAGATTGCCTTTTAGTTTGTCTATAGTCCTTTATCTTTGGACTACCTTTGCGACTAACCCTAATTTTTTCAAAGACTGGGCTAGTCATCATTTGCTCTATGTTCTTTGACATATTTTTTCTCCTTAGCCCTATTATATGAGCCTTTACCCTTTTTAGAAGGAACTATCTGCTTAGGTCTCCTACTAGTAAGTAGTATCTTGGCAATAGGATTTATTATATTATTTATACCAAATTTACCCATAGCTGTCAAGCTCCCTCTAAAAATAAGTTATCTAAGCAACCTTGCGAAATACACCCACAACTTTTTTACTTATACGTGCATCTGTATCAACAGTAGCCCTATCTTTATCTAGGATTTTAGTTAATCCCTCCACCAAGATAGAATTAGCGAGTACATTCATATTGATACCCTTTTTAGGTTTCATAGTTCTAGCCTTGTTTAAGGCTTTCCTACAACTACCCATCCAAAAGTGCTTAGTAACACCCAACTTCTCTATCTTACTTCTAATAGTAAGTGCAGGGTCTTGGTCACCTCTAGGTAAAAGGGCTTGATAAAAGTATGAGTTGTAAGCAACTCTTTTGTATTTATTTGTCAATGTAAAATCTCCTATATGTTAATTGACGTTGTACCACCTTAATTATTTAAGGCGATTCTTGAAGTCGTTGTACATGAATACAGTACAACCAACACAAAATATAGTATATAAAATTAGTAAAATCATATAAACCTCTTACCACTATTCATTATTTTTTCAATTACAATATCATTAGAGAAATCTCTTTTAACTCCTTTATGATATCTTCTACTCAACTCAGCAGAATAAGTCATTCGTTGGTCTGCATAGTAATTTTCTTTCTCAGGATTCCAACCGTGCATAGCTTCCTGAGCTTCCCTGCAATCTTTAATTATAAATTTTAAACTCTCAACAGAACATTTCTTTGCATGCTCTTCCCAATCTTTAAATTGGTTTGCTGTTGCTCCACTCATTTTAATCCTCCGTATCTAATAATAAATAGTTTGTATTTTTAATAATATTAGAGAACTTGTGTTGCTCTCTAACGTGTACTACTAATGGGTGAGTTTCGCCAAGTTTATATAAACAATTTTCTTTATCTATATAATCGCCTTGACCTCCTAGCTTACCTGTTGGGCTAGTAGTATAATTGGCTTTGTCTACAGTATCGCTATAAACAAGCCGTATCTTATAGTCTGCATAATCGTTATTGCTCAAAGTATATCTCCCGAAATAGTATTATTTAATTTAGAAATTAATGAATCAAGTTGTTTTAAGGCTCTATTATTTATAAAACTGCCATCATTTATCATCTCTCTAATTAAAAGTAATTCATCTCTTTTTATATTATACCAAGTTTTTTTAATCTTACTTAACTTGTCATAATTAGATTTATTTAAGTTTGTATAATCTCTATTACTCATTTAATGCTCCTTAATAAATAGTTCCAAGAGAACTTTTTTTTATATTGTAAAT